TTGCCGATTGCGCCCGTGCAGGTGGTCACGCAGATCACGCTGGTCGATGCGTTGGGCGCAGGCACGGTGGTGACGCCGGATCGCTATGTGCTGGTGCAGGATGGGGAGGTCCCGAGGCTGGCGCCTTCCGGTGCGTGTCTTCCGTTGATCCCCGAGCACGGGAGCGCCGAGCTGCGGTTCCAGGCCGGGATGGCGAACGTGTTCGGCGATCTGCCGGCCGATCTGGCGCAGGCGGTGATGCTGCTGGCGGCACATTATTACGAATACCGGGACGAGACGGCGCTGGGCCAGGGGTGCATGCCGTTCGGTGTGACCAGCCTGATCGCGCGCTATCGCCCGGTGCGGCTGGGGTTCGGCACATGAGCGGGCCGCGGGTGACATCAAGGCTGGTTCTGGAGCGGCTGGAGGCCGTTCCAGATGGCGCGGGCGGCATGCACGAAAGCTGGGCGACGCTGGGCGTGCTCTGGGGCGAGGTGAAGCCACGCACGGGGCGCGAGACCAGGGGCGAGACCGGGCAAGTTTCTGTGACCGGGTTTCGGATCACCGTGCGGGCAGCCCCACAGGGCCATTCCGCGCGGCCTTTGCCAGAGCAGCGGTTTCGTGATGGCGCACGGGTGTTCCGGATCAATTCGGTAACGGAGGCCGATCCCGCTGCGCGGTTCCTGATCTGCATTTGCGACGAAGAGGTGGCGACATGAGCTATGCGGTGGCGGCGGCGTTGCAAGGGGCTGTGTACCAGCAATTACAGAGCGATGCGGGGCTGTCCGTCCTGGTCGGAGATCGGGTCTATGACGCGGTGCCGAAGGGGAGGTTACCAGATCTTTATGTCGCGCTGGGGCCGGAACAGGCGAAGGATGCCAGCGACAAGACGGGGCATGGGGCGTGGCACGAATTCGCGGTTTCCGTGGTCTCGGACGATGCGGGCTTCCAGACGGCCAAAGAGGTGTCGGCTGCGGTCTGCGACGCTCTGATCGACGCGGATTTGGCATTGGATCGTGGGCGGTTGGTGGCGCTGACCTTCAAACGCGCGGTGGCGCGGAGGGAAAAGGCGGGGCGACGGCGGATCGACCTGATCTTTCGCGCGCGGGTCGAGGATGACGCCTGAGGGCGTTGCGTATTTCCAAACAAATTCCAGACAGGGAGTGTGGACAATGGGTGCTCAGAACGGGAAAGACCTTTTGATCAAGGTCGATGTGGATGGCAACGGCACTTTCGAGACATTGGCGGGGCTGCGCGCCACGCGGGTCAGTTTCAACGCCGAGACGGTGGATGTGACCTCGCTCGAGAGCGAAGGTGGCTGGCGCGAATTGCTGGCAGGTGCCGGTGTGCGCAGCGTCGCGATCTCGGGGGCGGGCGTGTTCAAGGATGCCAGTACGGATGAACGGGCGCGGCAGATCTTTTTCGACAGCCAGACGCCCGAATTTCAGGTGATTATCCCCGATTTCGGGGTGGTGCAGGCGCCATTCCAGGTGACCGGCTTGGAATATGCCGGGTCGCATAACGGCGAGGCGACCTATGAGGTGTCGCTCGCCTCGGCCGGTTCCGCGGCCTTTACGGCGGCGGTCTGACCATGGCGAACCCGTGGCGTGGAGAGGTGACGCTGGTGATCGATGGGGAGCCCTATGTATTGCGGTTGACCCTTGGTGCCTTGGCGGAGCTTGAGGCTGAATTGGGCGAAGACACGTTGGTCGATCTTGTGGCGCGGTTCGAAAGCGGTGGCTGTTCGAGCCGGGATGTGCTGGCCCTGATTGTCGCCGGATTGCGTGGCGGCGGCTGGCGCGGCACGGCTGCGGATTTGATGGCAGCCGAGATCGAAGGTGGACCCCTGGCGGCAGCGCGGGTGGCTGCGGACTTGCTGGCGCGCGCGTTTACGCCGGTGGGTGAGGCGTGAGCCGGTTCGACTGGCCGGGGCTGATGCGCGCGGGACTGCGTGGCTTGGGTTTGCGACCGACGGAGTTCTGGGAACTGACCCCGGCTGAACTGCACCTCCTTTTGGGCGGCAGCGGTCCCGGGGCACTTGGGCGGAATGGGTTGGATGCGCTGATGGCGGCGTATCCGGACAAGCGGTCTGAGGACCGGGAGGATGTGAATGATTGAGTTGGACGGGATCGACGGTTTCGAGGCGCAGGTCAGTGCCCTGGAAGAGGTGCTTGCGGGTGCAACGACCATAGCGGGCGGGTTCCAGGCCGAGATGGCCAAGGTTCGGGACTCCTTGTCGGAGACCGGCAAAGGCGCGTCGAAACTGGAAGGTGCGCTGACCCGAGGATTGAGCCGGGCGATTGATGCAGTTGTCCTGGACGGGAAGTCACTGTCGGACGCGTTGGGCGGAATCGCGCAATCCATGATCGGAGCGAGTTACCGCGCGGCGGCAAACCCGGTGAAGGACCATTTGAGCGGGATGGTCATGCAGGGGATGACCCGTCTGCTGCCCTTTGCCGATGGTGCGAGCTTTGCGCAGGGACGCGTGATGCCCTTTGCGGATGGTGGCGTGATCAGTGGGCCGACAACATTCCCGATGCGCGGCGGTGTCGGATTGATGGGCGAGGCGGGCCCCGAAGCGATCATGCCGCTGGCGCGCGGGGCTGATGGCAAGCTTGGTGTCCGTTCAGGCGGTGGCGGCCGGTCTGTCACCGTGGTCATGAATATCTCCACCCCGGATGTGCAGGGGTTCCGGCGGTCGCAAAGCCAGATCGCGGCACGGATGGGCCGGGTTTTGGGTGCCGGTCAACGCAATCTTTGAGGAGGGAGAGCCATGCAGTTTCACGAGGTGAGGTTTCCGACTGCCTTGAGCTTTGGCTCTATCGGGGGGCCGGAGCGAAGGACGGATGTGGTCGCGCTGGCCAGCGGGTTCGAGGAGCGCAACACGCCCTGGGCGCATTCGCGCAGGCGATATGACGCCGGGATCGGGTTGCGATCGATGGATGATATCGACACGCTGATCGCCTTTTTCGAGGCGCGGCGCGGGCAGATGTTCGGTTTTCGTTGGAAGGACTGGTCGGATTTCAAATCCTGTATCCCGTCGGCGCAGGTTTCCGCGACCGACCAGCAGATTGGAACGGGGGATGGGGCTGCGCGCATTTTCCCGCTGAGCAAGGCGTATGCCTCGGGTGATGCCAGCTATGTTCGTCCCATCGCAAAGCCGGTTGCCGGCAGCCTGCGGGTTGCGCTGGATGGCGCGGAGCAGGCCGAGGGCCCGGATTTCAGCGTCGATACTGCTACAGGTGCGGTGACATTCGTGACCGCTCCACCTGCCGGTGCGTTGGTGGCGGCTGGGTTCGAGTATGACGTGCCCGTGCGCTTCGACACGGACCGTATTCACACCAGTGCGGCGACGTTTCAGGCCGGTGAGGTGCCGGATGTGCCGGTCGTGGAGCTGCGGGTCTGATGGCCGGGGCAGAGGCGCTGGCCGCGCATCTGGCCGAGAGTGTGACAACCGTGGCACGTGCCTGGGAAGTCAAGCGCAAGGACGGGCGGCGGTTCGGTTTTACCGACCATGACCGCGACCTGGACTTCGGCGGAGTTCTGTTCAGGGCCGATACCGGGCTGAGCGCCGCCGCGGTGCAGCAAGGCACCGGGCTGGCGGTGGACAATTCCGAGGCTGTTGGCGCGCTGAGCGACGACAGCGTGACCGAAGCGGATATCGCAGCGGGGCGCTTTGATGGCGCAGAGGTGACGGCTTGGCTGGTCAACTGGTCGGATCTTTCGGCGCGCAAGGTTCTGTTTCGCGGCAGCCTGGGCGAAATCACGCGCAGCGGTGGTGCGTTTTCAGCCGAGCTGCGTGGGTTGACCGAGTGGTTGAATCGCCCCGTGGGGCGCGTGTTTCAGGCACCGTGTTCGGCAGTTCTGGGGGACAATGCCTGCGGCGTCGATATCAGCGGCGATGGCATGTGGACCGAGGCGACCGTCACTGGTGTCAGTGACAAGGGACGGTTGACCTTGGCTGGGGCATCTGGATTCGCCGTGGAATGGTTCGAACGCGGCCGGTTGACTGTTCTGGACGGGCAGGCCGACGGGCTTTGGGCCACGATCAAGCGCGATGTGCTGTTCGATGACGGCACGCGCGAGATCGACCTTTGGGAACCGTTGCGGGCGCGGTTGGATGCCGGCGACCGCGTGAAGCTGATCGCGGGATGCGACAAGAGATTTGAAACCTGCCGGAGCAAGTTCAATAACCTCATAAACTTTCAGGGTTTTCCGGATATTCCGCAGGAAGAATGGATCATGATCCATCCAACCATGGCGCAATCGCGCAGTGGTGGGAGCCTGAGATGACCGAGACTGATGTGGTTGCTGCCGCCCGGCGTTGGATCGGCACACCTTACGTGCATCAGGCAAGCCTGTGCGGCGCGGGTGCAGATTGCCTTGGCCTTTTGCGGGGCGTGTGGCGCGACGTGCTGGGTGGCGAGCCGGCTGTTGTGCCGCCCTATTCGCCGGACTGGGCCGAGGCGCGGCGTGACGAGCCGCTCTTGCGTGCGCTTGCCGACCGGATGCGGGCCAAGGGGATAGACGATGAAGCGCCCGGGGATGTGATCCTGCTGCGCATGCGAGACCGTGGCGTTGCCAAACATCTTGGGCTTCAGGCGCGCATTGGGGCGCGGGGCAGCTTCGTGCATGCGTATTCCGGACACGGGGTTATCGAGACAGCGTTGAGCGCGCCATGGCAGCGGCGCATCGTGGCGCGTTTCGCATTCCCGGAAAAACACAAGGGATAAAACTGATGGCGACACTGGTTCTTTCAGCAGCGGGGGCAGCGCTGGGCAGCAGCTTGGGCGGCTCGGTTCTTGGCTTGTCCATGACAGCGGTGGGACGGTTTGCGGGGGCGACGCTGGGCCGTGCCATCGACCAGCGTATCCTCGGGGCCGGAGGGCAGACCATCGAGACCGGGCGGCTTGACCGCTTGCGGCTGAGCACGGCGGGAGAAGGGCAACCGATCCCGCAGATTTATGGCCGCATGCGGGTTGGTGGGCATATCATCTGGGCGACTCAATTCACCGAAAAGACGTCGACATCGGGAGGTGGCAAGGGCGGTCAGCCCAAGATCCGGGAATATTCCTACTCGGTCAGTCTTGCGGTTGCCCTGTGCGAGGGCGATATCACCAGCGTGAACCGCGTGTGGGCGGATGGTGCGGAAGTGTCTGTTTTTGATTTGAACATGCGCGTGTATTCCGGCTCCGGGGATCAATTGCCGGATTCAAAGATGGAAGCGGTCGAAGGCGTTGGCGCGGTGCCTGCCTATCGCGGGACCGCCTATGTCGTTTTCGAGGACCTGGATCTGGAGCGCTTCGGCAATCGGGTACCGCAGTTCAGCTTCGAGGTGACACGGCCTGTGCAGGACAATCCGGAAGATGTGCCGTTCAACCTTCGCGCGGTGGCGATGATCCCCGGCACCGGGGAATATTCGCTGGCGACGGAAGCAGTGTCTCTGGATAGTGGCGCGGGCAAGTCACAGGTCGTGAATGTCAACAGCCCCTCCGACAGGCCGGATTTCGTCACGTCATTGCGACACCTGCAAGACGAAGTGCCGGATTGCGGAGCGGCGTCATTGGTCGTGAGCTGGTTCGGGAGCGACCTGCGCTGCGGCTCCTGCGTGATCGAGCCGAACGTCGAACAGACCGAGACCGACAGCACGGGGATGCCATGGCGGGTGAGTGGCTTGGACCGCGAGGACGCCGGGACCGTGCCGGTCGAAAACGGCCGGCCCGTCTACGGAGGAACGCCCTGTGACGCGTCGGTCGTGCAGGCGATCCGGGATATGACCTCCAAGGGTCTGGATGTGCTTTATTATCCGTTTATCCTGATGGAGCAGATGCCGGGGAATGATCTGCCGAACCCTTGGACCGGTGAGGGCGAACAACCCAAGCTGCCATGGCGTGGGCGGATCACGGCAAGCGTGGCGCCGGGACAAGCGGGCGATCTGACAGGCACCAGTGCGATCGACGCCGAAGTGGCGGCGTTCTTCGGGGCCGCGCAGGTGGACGATTTCACCATCGAGGACGGTGTTGTCCGATATGTGCCGGACACCCTTGATCCCGGTGTGCAGGACAACGGAGACACCGGGGAACCGGAGGTGCCGCAGGACTGGGGCTATCGACGGTTCATCCTGCACCAGGCCCATCTTTGCGCGCTGGCTGGCGATGTGACTGCGTTCTGCATCGGGTCCGAGATGCGCAGCCTTACGCAGTTGCGCGGCGCGTTGGGGTTTCCGGCGGTTGAGGCTCTGCGGGTTTTGGCTGCGGATTGCAGGGAAATTCTGGGGCCGGACGTCAAGATCGGATATGCCGCCGATTGGTCGGAGTATTTCGGTTATCACCCGCAGGATGGACGTGGTGACGTGTATTTTCATCTTGATCCGCTCTGGGCTGATCCGAATATCGATTTCATCGGGATCGACAATTACATGCGCCTGTCCGATTGGCGGGATGGAGAAGATCATGCCGATGCAGAGTGGGGGTCGATTTATGACCTCGATTATCTGCGCCAGAACATCGCCGGAGGAGAGGGGTACGATTGGTACTACCCATCACCCGAGGCGCGCGATCTGCAGCAGCGCGAGGCGATCACAGATGGCGCGCATGGAGAGCCGTGGGTTTACCGCTACAAGGATATCCGCAACTGGTGGTCCCAGCCGCATCATGATCGGATCGGCGGTGTTCGGCAGACCGCCGCGACAGAGTGGGTCCCGGAATCGAAACCGATCTGGTTCACAGAGATCGGTTGTGCGGCCGTCGACAAGGCCACCAACGAGCCAAACAAGTTTCTGGACCCCAAAAGTTCTGAAAGCACGTTGCCGATGTATTCCAACGGATTGCGGGATGAATTGATCCAGCATCAGTATCTGCGCGCGATGCTAAGCTACTGGGGCGATCCAGCGCACAACCCTGTGTCCACTGTCTACGGTGATCCCATGATCGACATGGGTCGTGTGTTCGTCTGGGCCTGGGATGCACGGCCCTATCCGTGGTTTCCCAATGTGGAGGAGATGTGGTCGGACGGACCGAATTACCGGCGCGGGCATTGGATCAATGGGCGCGTGTCAGGGCGCACATTGGCGTCGGTGGTGGCCGAGATCTGTGAAAGATCGGGGCTGCACGATCATGACGTGAGCGCCTTGCACGGCTTTGTGCGCGGCTATCTGGCACCTGACGTTGCGGAGGCGCGGCGCGCATTGCAGCCCTTGATGATCGCCTACGGATTTGACGCGATCGAGCGGGATGGCGTTCTCGTGTTCCGGAACCGGGATGGCGCGCGTCCGGCAAATCTGAACATGGCGCAATTTGCCCGGCACGACGACTTGGGTGCAGATGTCGTACAGTCTCGCAGTTCGGACGCCGAAATGTCGGGCCGCGTGCGGCTCAACTTTGTGCAGGCCGATGGCGACTATCGGAACATCGCCGAAGAATCGGTCTTGCCGGACGAAGAGACACATGCGGTTGCCGAAAGCGAAGTCCCGATCCTTCTGACGCGGCCCGAAGGGCGACAGGCGGTGGAACGCTGGCTGAGCGAGGCGCGCGTGTCGCGTGACACGGTGCGATTTGCCCTGCCGCTGTCGCAGCAGGCGCTGGGCGCGGGTGATGTGATCCGGCTGCCCGGGGGGGCGGGCGACATGACCGTGCGCATCGACCGGGTAGAGCAAACGACACATCAATTGATTGACGCGGTCCGGATTGAGCCGGAGGTTTATCACCCGGCCGATTTTCCGGATGATCCAACCTCCGCGCAGAGGTTCCAGGCCAGCGGGCCGGTGCTGCCGCTCTTTCTTGATCTGCCGTTGATCCGGGGAGACGAGGTCCCCTATGCGCCGCATCTGGCCGTCACATCCGATCCGTGGCCAGGCGATGTGGCGCTTTATGATGCGGCAGAGGATGCTGGATATCGCCTGAACAAAGTGGTTCGGTCGGCCTCGACGGTGGGAGTGACGCTAAACGAGGTGTCTGTGGCACCATCGGGATTGGTGGATCTCGGGACGCAGATCGATGTTGCGTTGACAACAGGGACGCTGTCCTCGGTCTCGGACAGGGGTATCCTGAGCGGCGCCAATCTCGCGGCTCTCGGGACCGGAGCGCCCGGCGATTGGGAAGTGATCCAGTTCAAGACTGCGGAGCTGATCGGACGCGGGCAATGGCGGCTCAGTCATCTTTTGCGCGGACAGGCGGGTACGGATGCGATGACGCCGACGGTTTTGGCGGCGGGTGCTTATTTCGTGTTGCTCGATGGCACGCCGGGACAGATCGAGCTGCCTTTGGCCCTGCGCGGGCAGGCCCGGTCCTACCGGATCGGACCGGCAGACAAGCCATATGATCATGCCGCCTACAGGCAACAATTGCATGTTTTTGCGGGCAATGGATTGCGGCCCTATCGCCCGGTGCATCTGAAGGCGCGAACCGAGGGGAGTGATATCCGGCTATCGTGGATCAGGCGTGCCCGAATCGAAGGCGACGGCTGGGGCTTGCCCGATATCCCGCTGGGTGAAGCGCGCGAGGCGTATTACCTGCGCGTGAGGGTTGACGGTTCGCTGCGCCGGCAAGTCGAGATATCGGAGCCTGAGTGGATTTACACGCCGGCCATGCAGGCCGAAGACGGCTTTGCCGGAGACGGTGTCTTCGAGGTTGCGCAAGTGTCGGATCGCTTTGGCCCGGGCGCTTGGGCCCAAGTGGCGGTGACGGCATGA